GTCGCCTTGCTGCTAAAAAAACGCCCACCTTTACGGCTATTACACGATTTGCATAAGCTTTGTAAATTATCTGGCGACCACATATCACCGCCTTTAACACGTGGCACTATATGATCCACTGTGTGTGCTGGCCCATTACATATTGCACACTGCCAACCATCACGATCTAATATGGTAATACGTAGCTTAGCCCACTTACCACTGCCTAATGCTTTGTCTCTCAATGCCAACCCTTCTTATCAAAGTGCTCGGCTGCTAAGCAAGCGTTAGGTTCATTATTTACTAAGCCATATCTATGAGCAACATATTTCATATGGAGATCTATTTGACCTCTAGGAGTAAGTTTAAGTACCATCTTATTACGCATCTGTCCTAGACCATAATGACTATTGTTGCGTGCTTTGTAATTCCAGCGGCTCTCTCTATGTATTAGATAGTTGTAACATTCAAACTGCTCATAAGTCTTAAACTTATTGTAAGCATATAGCTTTAAGTTCATCACTGAGTTATCAGCTGCAACGGAATTAGTCTTTACAAAGCAAAGATTCACTATGAATAGAGCGATCCCAACTAGCCAGCACCTTGCGAGCTGTCCCTTGCGGGCTCGCCTTGTGGCTTTGTGAGCCACTGCTTCACTAGAGCCTAGCATATGAAGTCAAATCAATCAGCATAACCGCAGGTCAGACGGCAAGTCATAATGCGTAAATCATCTGTGTCAATCCAAGTCTCATCCCAGCCAGCCATACTCATATAGACATCCACCCTCCATAAGCAGCATTAGGATTAGCTGCTAACCACTCTTGGCGCAGCTTGTTTTGATAGGCCCAATCAATATTATGGTTGTGGCCTCTTTCGCTGCACATTAGCGAATCCTATGCAATTGAAGTTTATGCAACGCTGCTACCGATACATCTCCAATGGCAAATAGAGCAGTATTAAATGTTATAACTTTTTTAGTGCCATCTAAATGATTAAACTTGAAATCGTATCCAATAGGCATTATTGCGTCGCTATGATTCCATAAATTAAACCACCATTTGCCACGAGTAAACGGCAACAAAGCTATGCCATTATTGTGCATAATAAATTTATCAACCCAGGGCGTAGGTTTGGAATAAGGCGGATTCATCCAAACTAAACCCTGCCAAGGCCTTGCTAGCCCGTCATCTTCTATTGTGTATTTAGTCGTGGCTGGCACGTGCCCCCCCCCCGACAAAGGCGAACTCGGATCTAAATCAAAATGCAATTTAAGCCCATCAAATATCCAGCGTGGAGTGTAATATTCATCGCCACCTGAAATTCGTTTGCCTAAAGCCATCATTTACTTTCAATTAGCTGACAAGTGTGGCAGACCACGGCAATAAACTTCCAACTACCACACTTATCACATCTGGATATATCGCTATCTGGTATATCCAAAGCTTCAGCTATATTTTTAACACCAACGCACCCACATTCCATACACTGATAAGCCTTAAATCCATCTGGCATATCTAATTGATCAAGCCATAAAAACTCGGTCTTGCGACTGCAACCATTACATTTGAACCGGGTGTGCATTATGGTAAACTCCTTATTGCCTACAGTGGCATTGGGTACAAACCAAATACGGACCATCGTGTAACAACCTGTCGTCATTACAGGCCATACACTTATCGGTTGTTGGCTCTAAGGTTATCTTGTCATTTTCGAAACGTGCTAGATAACCTGAGCCATCAATAATCTCTAAATATCCCATTTACTCACCCCCATCCCAATACCACGAGCCCGCAGCTGTGAGTTTGTGCCATCGGGCATCACATTGTTGATCTTTAGGTGCGCTGCAAACATAACCAAAATAAGGTTTACCAGTCTTGGCTGTGCCTTCTTTAAGTATCATCGCTCCGTGTTTACATTCTTGCTGCTTTGGTGGCAAAGGTATTGCATCTACTGCATCACCTATGGACCAAACAGTTGGTTCTTTTTTATCTTCTCCAAATGATGCACGTAACACATTTTCAACAGCTCTAGCACGTGTGCCTGGCGGTGAATAATTTGTTACCTTGGTCATTTCTTCTCTACTAGCCCTTTTTCCCTTAGCCGCATAACCCGCATTTGCAAGTGCTCGGCCGATCGCTGAAGTCTCAGCATTCTCCAATGCAGAAGTTGAATTAACACCCCGATCACTAACGCTCTCGCTAGCAAGTCCAGTCGAGCACGGGTTCGCATCGGCTTCCGTCTTAAATAATTGAGCACTAACAATGTATCTAGTGTCTGTGGCCTGTTCAATCTTTGTTGATATTCTTCCATCTGGATAATCCTTCCACCATTTTTCCAATCGGCTTTCGACTGTTTCGTAATCTTGTAAATTAAAGGCCATTAGTCATCCCCCCAGGTAAATGAGACATCGAGCTCTGCTTCCAGCACTGTCTGGTATATCGAAATGTAAGCAATAGCATCTTTGATTGAGTCTGTGTGATTTGGAGATTCACTAATCCGAGAAACCTTGACGAGTGCCATACATAATGCGACTTGGCTAGGTGTAACTGGATGGTCGAGGTATGCTGACCAGAGCTCACTGATCCGCTTATGGTTTGTGTAAGGATGACCATAGATCGTTCCACGTGTGTGAACCAAGTCGACAACATCGGCTAGCAGCTTCTCAGTTTTTGTCATAGTCAAATACCTGGTCTGACTTTGCTTTGTTATCAATCATTCTGCGGTGCATATCCCAGCCATCTTTACGGCCAAGCCAGTAATATCTAGTTTCTGCATTTTCTTTAACTACGTTAATTAACCAGCCAACCATCAATACACCGATGGATGCATAACACACTGCGTAGAATATATCCACTGTAATCATATAGCCCTATCTGTGCGCACATACTTTGTGGCACGGCCATAGTGTTGCATCTGTGTATGACTTTGTGGATTATTTAGGGGCAAAATTAGATAACGATTTGGTAACGATGTTACCGGTAGTACCTGCCCAAAGCTGTAAATGAGCCATCCTTATTAACTGGCACCAGGGTCGGTGTCAGGGTCTTACCTACGGCTTCTAGTATAGCAAAGCCACCCTGCCAATTCGCTGCAGAATAGCGCAAATAAGAGGCTTTCTGTCGGTTCATTAGGTTTCCTACCTCAACCCCATATAAGGGCCTGTAATGGCTTCCTATGGCCTCTGAATAGGCACTCATACCTAGCCTGTGGGTGTGGCCACAAACTACCGATTTACCCCATTTTTTAGCCAAGTTTAGAGCTGTGATTCCAGCGTGCTGACTCATATTGCCCTCATCTCCGTGAGCCAATACCCAGCCAGGATGAAACTCATATGCTGTCTTATGGTAGGTCATACCCATCTCAGCAAAGCCCATAAACTTTGGGTATTGCAGCTCAGGCAAACTTAATAAGCCAGGCGTTTTTAGAAGAGTATTAAATAAGCGATCAGAATGATTAGACCTGATGATATGACACTCACGGCTGTACTCGCTGAGATCCCAAAGAATCTGCTTACATAACTCACGATCAGCGTGGATAGTTTGTTCATAAGCCAAAGGTGTTTTTTCAGCCCATCGACTAATGGTTTGAAAATCCATCTCATCGCCAACCACCAATACTGAATCAAATCGCTCACGCTTGGCTAATTTCTTTATATTCTTGATTGCTGGATCCAGTTGAAATGGAGCCTGGATGTCTGAGATTACTAACCAACGCTTAATCTTCATCCTCATCGAAATCATCAAGTGGATTCTTAATAGGATCTTTAGGGTCTACGATCCAATCTGGATAACTTGATCTATCCATCGCAAAGGCCAATGCTGTGCCTTCATCCATTCCCGATTTACGGCAAGCTGTGTAAACCTCATTAGCTGCAATAGCCCAGAAATCTAACTTTGTAAGTACAGGCTCTTTAGTAGTCCTGCGCTTACGTACTGGCTTCTTCTTTGCTTTGCGTTTAGTTGCCATAATTAAAATTATCGCTTACTAATCAAGACAAATAGATCATCAACACGCTGTTCAAGTCGAGTTATTTGATCCTTAATACTAGAGCCACCATTAGGGCGTAACTCATTCAGCCAGCCTTTAACTAAAAAACGTAATCCGATTAGCACGCCTGATAGCACGGCGATAACGCCAGCGCCAAAGCCAGCCCACTCTTCTGGTGTCATTTGTCATTAGCACCGATGCCATAGGCATTATCGGATTTGTCTAAAGCCCTAACTGCTGGACCTGCAAGTGCTGAGACAATTACAGCTAATGCTGGGTCTAGTCCTAACTCATTACTGGCTAGAAATGTTAAAAACGATACCAATACGCCACGTGCATATGACTTTAGTACAGCTTGTTGCTTCTTGCTTATTTTCATATCTTGCCCCCTAGTAATGGGATGTCGAATGGTTTGCCATCGAGATCGCCTAGTTTTGTAAAGCTACAGTGCAAATGTTTTTTATGCGGGTTGATTCCCTTATATTTTCTCCAACGCCAATTTAATATCTTTGAGCATATTCGCTCGTTGTAGATAACGTATGATATCCGTGTATCTGACTTGGCTGCGATTCGGATTTGGTCAGCCAAATAAGGTGCAAGGCTTTCGGATGACTCCAGCCTAGAATCAATATCAATCGCTCGCACCCATATTCCGTCTGGATTATGATCCGATTTTCTGGCGGAGTGGCGGCTATCACCCAACCACCCATCACTGGCAGTACGCCTATCTGGAAACCAGGTATCAATTTGATCTCTTAACTGAACTCCAGCGGCACATAATTTAGGCTTCATAATCAAATTGTGGCACTATCCAGCGGCAAGTTTGTTCGTCAAAACCTATGGCATTTGTAGGTTCGGGAGCTATGAAAGCATCTCTAACTTCGTCATAAATAAATCCAACTGCAGCATAATTTTTACGGATTTTGTTATTATATGATGTGCGTTTTACTGTGTAAGGCGTACCCTGTGCATAATAAGTTTCAGTATCTAATCCATCTATCAGTTCAGTTTCATCCTTGCCAACTGTGACTGCAACTACAACATTGTTTTCATCTAGATATGCGTAATGTGCCATTATGCAAAACTCACTGTATCTGCAACACCTGCTGCTGTAATGGTAGATATTTTGTATCCACCGCTTGATGATGTTGATTGAGTAACACCACCCGAAAATGTTGCTGTTAATGTATCAACATATTTTAATATGACAACACCTGATCCACCATTTGCACCTGCTGTGCCACCAGCCCTTGAACCGCCAGCGCCACCGCCTTTATTTGTGTCACCTGCAACTCCACCAGGATTGCCACCATTACCACCACCGCCAGTTCCACCATTTGCATCGCCACCGCTTTGTCCCGCACCACCGCCACCACCTGCATAAGTGACTGAGCTACCACTTATTGAATTTGCTAAACCATTGCCGCCTGCGCCTGCACCACCGCCTAAACCACCAGCATTTGTACCAGTTGCGCCTGCACCACCACCGCCACCACCATTTGTAAATGTTGCGAAATCAGTGTTGCCATTTCCGCCATTATTACCTTGACCCGAAGGTGAAGCTGTACCACCATATAAATAACCTACACCACCATTTGATCCACCGCCACCTGAACCACCATTTTTTCCAACTCCAGTAGCAGGCACGCCAGTACCACCACCACCACCGCCACCTGCTGTTGATGTAACAGTTGCAAAAACAGAATTAGTACCATTTTGTCCATCATTACCACCAGCCAAAGCACCTGCACCACCACCACCAACAGTTAAAGTGTAGTTTGTTGATAAATTCAAAACTAAAGCACTTCCACCAATACTTGTTTTATATCCACCTGCACCACCGCCACCACCTGCTGAATTACCACTACCACCGCCACCTGCTACAACTAAATAATCAACATTTATTGTATTGGGCGTGGTTGGTGCTAAATTGGCAGCTAATATATTTAACATTTATGCAATAGCTCCTACTACATACCAAGTATTAGCAGCCGTCTTAATACAAGCTGCAGATTTGTATTGTGCAAGAGTTGGAGCAGCTGCAGTACCGCCAGCACTTAATACTGTTGTAGTACCAGATGTAACTGCGCTAATTGTGCAAGTGCCTGCACCGATATTTAACACTGTAATAACTGTTCCAACTGCAAAATTATATGTTGCATCGGTTGGTATTTTGAATGCAATAGCAGTTGCTTTATTCATTGGTATTAACTGTTGGTATTCGTCACCGCTTGCAGCTGTGTAATCGGCTGTCTTAGCGGTTTGTACTGTAAAGGCTGGTAGCCCATTCCACATTGTGGAAGTTACTACATCGCCTGTTGCGCCTGGCCAGGTTGCCATTTTATCTCCTTAGTAAGAAAGTACGTTTTGATCTAAGACCCCGTAATCTACGTTGCCTATTATAAACCCATCTATGACAGGTTCTAGCGTTGTAAACACCACTCTAAAGCTATTAGGTGTAATTATGTTTGCCACGCCAAAGATTTGTAAGGTTTTCTCTAACTTCGAGCCACCAGGCTGGGTGGTGATAACTGTGATGGGATCGAAGAAATCTAGATTAAGAGCAGCGATTATGCCTGCATTGTAATTAGGACTGTATAGATCAAGCTCAATAGCATCGCATCGAATGGTGGTTTCAGCACGGCTAGCCACATAAGCCCTGGCATAATCTAAAGCTACGGCATCAGTCTGCATTAGTAAGTCTTGCAGGTTATATGAATGAATAAAATACTTGTCAATACTTGCCTGATTGCTTGCAGATTGAACGCTGCCACCAGTCCTGCTTATCTGCGCTGAATTAAAGATAAGAGTGTCATCTAGTTTCCAAGCTGCATTGGCATATGGAATGCCTGAGCCATCATCGGCAAATACTGTGGGTGTGCCACCAATAGATGCTGTAGCAGTTAAGCGATCTTTGAATATAAATGATCCATCAAATCCGACATATATGGCTCCATACTCGGTATTGGCAACAGTCTGCATAGCTGATAAAGAAGTTCGAGCTGTGCCTGGATCTGCCTGTAATGTGGTTTGTCCTGCATCTATTTGACGCATTGTGGCTGGCCAAGCAATTTGATCTAATATCTCATTGATGCGAGTGCCTGATAAATCCCCAGCACTAGCACCTGTAACTGTTGAAATCTGAGCATTTTGTGCCAAGCGCATAGCATCTACGGCTTGAATGGTTGTATAGGCAACCTCTGTTGCGTCCTTTGGTTGAGTGTTTACATAACTTGTAATAAAACCTGAGAATAAAGGATAAGTAACGCTATTGTAGTTGGCAGTTATCTGCACCTTTTTCATAGGTGTTAATAAACCATAATAAGGCCCTGCTAAATTAGTTGGGTTAAAGTCTCCATTTTGATCTACTATTCGCAAAGTTAATTGGCCTGTTTGGAACTCATCAACTAAAGCATTACGGCCTATTTGGGTTTGCACGTATTGAACTCGATCTGATACATCAACAATAACTGCAACGGCATCTGCTAAGACGTTTGTACCTAATACTCCAATATCTAATTGCATAGCCTGAGCAGTGCTTGGCCCAGTAGAGAAGTTAATTATCGCATTTATTGTTGGGACAGCCATTAGGCAATACCACCTGCTGGCAATAATTTATTACCTGACTTTAATGCCACTCGGACAGTATCGGTAATTAACCCTTGTAATTCTTGCTCTGCAATTATAGTGCCAGCATTGACAGGCACGTTAATCACTAATGGTGCGACTGCGGCTGAAACTGCGCCTTGATTTGTAACTCCATAAGGTACTTGTAAATCTGTGCTACCAAATGGAGCAATCTGATTACGCGCTCTGCCTGTCATTTCTCCCAATGCGGTAAATAAGGCTGGCATACTGTTGGCTAGATTTGTTACAGCCGTTGATGCGTTTGTAGCAGCTGCCGCTAAACTATTCGTAGCAGCCAAAGCGTTTAATTCTGCATTATATTTCTTGGCTAATGCTTCGTTATTGTCTAATATCGCTAATTGTGCTCTTAGGCGTAATTTTGTCTCTTCATCGGTTGCTTGATTTAGTGCCAGGGTTAAACCGATTCGTTCCACATCAAACTTATCTTTGAGTTTGTCTACTTCAGATTTGGCTTTAATTGCTGCTGTTTCTGCCTTCTTTGCAGATACTAAATCATTTGTTGCTTTCGTTTCTTTCTTTAATAAAATTGCCCTACTTGTTGCTGGCGATAATCGAGGCGCATTGACATCTGATTTGCGTATAAATCTGCCACCTACCTTAACAGTAGCATTAGGATTTAACAAACCAATAACATCGCCTACTGTGGCAAATGCTTTACCAATTTTCTCAGCTGCGCTAACCATCTTTACTGTAAATGTATCTATGTCACTACTGTTTGTTAATGCGGCTAGTGCATCTAATAAACCTTTACCAATAGCTTCTTTAGATTCATCTACGGCTACAGTTAATTTAGCCATACTTCCTGCGTAGCCTGCTACTGCAGCTTGAGCCTGACCTGCAAAGTTCAAATTAAGAGTGCGTTGTACTTCTAAAAATGATGCTGATTTTAATTGTGCCTTGCTTAATCCTACGCCTAATCTGCCCAATGCTGCGTTATCACCTAAATAGGCTTTAGATAAGCTAGTTGCTACTGTTGTTAAATCTTTGCCTGTGCCAGCAGATACGTTTAATGCTGTCTCAAATAGGCTTTGTGCTTTGGCTACATCCTTAGTAACTATTAATAAACGCTGAAATCCTGGAATTAAGTTTTCATCAATTATGCCAAATTGCAAAGATAAACTTTTTAAATAATCCTCTATGGCTGGTTGTTGGAATGATAAGCCTAGATTTTCTACAGTGGTGCGTAATTTAGCTGCGGCCTTTTCTGATTCAATAAATGCATTCACTGAACTTTTTGCAAATGAAGCAATAGCGACTGCACCAAATACTTTGGTAAAGGTTTTGCCTAGCCTGTTTACAGTTTGGTCAAATTGAGATATTTCCTTCTTGCCCTTAGCAAGTGCTTTACCATTCCACGTGGCTAAGGCCGATACAACTAAACTTGGTGGCTTTGCCATTATGCTACCTTCTTAAGTTGTCCATTGTTAAACTTTGTGGCAACTGTATCTATGGCTTTAATAACTGCTGGATAAACTTTGTTAGATTCTTCAAACCAAGCACGGTATATAGCTCGGCCACGTTGTTTGCCGTCGCCCTTTAATTGGCTAATACTTTCTGCTGATTCTATAAATTGAATGCCAGCATTGGGGTTTAAACTTTTAGAATTGCTAGCGCCTCTAGGATTTTTGCGACCTGCGGTTTCAAAGATTGCTCCTGAAGCAGATTTATTGGCCACAAAGTTAGTCACACTAAACCCTGATTGATTTCTACGTGTAGATCCTTTGGAATAGTAAACACCATTCTTGGCAACGTCTTGATCGTAAAAAGGAAATGCTCGGTATTTTTGTTCTGCGGTTACATTAATTTTGCGCCAACCTGATAAAACATCAGCATTGGCTGGCATATAGCCTTTAGCCTTATCTCGTACAGGAATCATTACAGCTGCAATTTCATTTTGCATTTCTTTGTTTAAATTGGAATCGACTAGATTCATAGCTTTGATCAATTCTTTAACGCCTGTGACGTTTACTGGCATTTCTGATCTCCTTAGCTCTGTCGGTTAGGACTTGTACGATTGCTCGATACATTTCCGTATCCATATCGATAAACTCGCTAGGCGGTATCCCAGTCTCTACGCTCAACTGTGCGATGCTGTAAAGTATTGAAGACCGCTCTATTATTTTTTTTCTTCGTCTAATACCTCTACAGTTTCAAGCGTGTCAATAAACTCGCTTCCCCATAAAGGTATTTGTGCGCCAGCCCTGCGTAAGCATTCATAAGCTAACCAAAATATCTCGGTCTGCCTTTCGTGCTCACGCAAGACTTTGCTAATACCTGCGCCATACTTCAATTCAAAGTTATATTCAATTCCTGGCGTTATTCTGTGCTCTGAGACTTCGCCATTAGCCCTAGTAATTTTTAACTTTGCCATTATTGCTCCTTAGTTAGAATGCCACCGATGGGGACACTGTTACTGCGGAGTTTATAGTAAATGTTACAGATGAGGTAGCGATTTCAGCCACGCCACCTTGACCCACTGGGGTTAGGTTATTTACCAAGATTGAGAATTGGTAAGTTGGGTTAGCTGCTGATACTGCTGTGCCTTTAACTGTAATCATTGATACAGATAATGTTGTGCCAAAAGCTGCATTTAATGTTTGCATAACCTGGCTTGATGCCCAGTCATTGATAAAGTCAAGTGTTAAAGTGCCAGATTGTAAACCAGCAACAAATTTGTGTGCGGTATCACCCATTGCTGTTACTTCTAATTCATCTGCCACCTGATTTATTACTGCATTAGTTATATATGCAGATATATCGATAGAAGGCACTGTAGGTGCTGCTGCTGTTGCCAACTTGACACCTACGTTATTGTTGAGATATATGGCCATACTTATTCCTCGTCTTTCTTAGTTTGTGCAGTTGGTTTTGGTGCTTCTTTAATCTGGCCTGTCTTAATCAAGAAGGCTAAGTCTTCTGCCTGTGTGCTCATTTTAACTCCAGCTCGTTAGGATTGATACTGTTATTTCTGATGTTAATAAATCTCCACTAGCTGCGTTTGTAATAGCTGGAGCGGAGACACTTGATATGTTGAGCACCAGTGATGATGCTGCTAGTTTATTTACGACTGCGACTATGAAAGTTTCCATACCTGCTAAGTTGCCCTGATTATCAAATGCTGGGGCAGTTATTAAAATCTTAAAATTGGCCATTGGTGATAAGCCTGTTTGATCGTTGTTGCTTGGCGTAATATAGGGATCTGAAGGTGTAATGCAAACGCTGTTGGCCAATAATGTGGCTGGTGGGTAAGCAAAGGTAGACCATACGCCAGCATTGGCTAAATCGCTTGCTAATGTGCCTCTTAGCGTGGTAATTGCAGCTGGCATTAGCCCACCAAAGATGATGGTGCTGAATACGGCTGGATGAGACCACGTACTCGGTTAATCAGCTGATAACCCATCCGATAAGGGCTGGCACTGATCCCATCCATACCGACCCCACCAGTCTGGCTGACTTGTCTTGCTTGCCAGATATCTACAGCAACGATCATCGCTGCTTCTCGTATTGCTGGGGTTGTCGCATAAGATTGGGTTTTGTGGTCAGGGCCAGTTACTAAGCCATAAGGTGCTACTTTGTGAAATGTTTGATCACTACCAGCTTTGGCATACTGAATAAAAGAATAACCATTAGGATAATTTACATTACCCCAGTTGTACATAAATAGTGGAATTACGCTTGTAGTACCTGTGCTTGGTGGAATAGTGCCAGTAATTGTAACTGTGCCATTAAATGGGCTTCCGCACTGAGATACTGTAACAATTTGTGTAGCCACAAATGCGTTTGGATTAGCCAGCATTAACGTAGCGACGCCATCTTGTAATGCTGTGCCTACTACTGGTGCAGTGTTAAACCATAAGTATTGATTGAGAAGATCCTCGCTACTTTGGCACACTTCTTCGACAGTAGCATCAGTGTAGAGAGAGCCAATACCCAAGTTAGCACGCAATTCTGCGACAGTAACATATGTGGCTGCCATCTCTACTCCTATCTAATAAAGCTCCCTGGGGCTAGGGCTACTAAACCCCAGGGATTACTGATTGATTAACGGGTTTTATCAGGTCTTCTTGTACTTGTAGATTCCGTTAGGCATCTTGGCTAGTGTTGCCATATAGCCATAGATAGCAACTTGAACCTGAAGATTGCTAACCACATTTACTGACATAAATGCCTGTGGTGAGCGATATACAGTGAATGCTTCTGGTGCAAGGATAATTGCTGAATCATCATCAAATGTAGAAGCTGTGAAGTTTTTGTCTACATATAGATCAAGTCCAAGTACATTTCCACGAATAGAAGTAGGGCCAACATTTCCGCCACCATTCATTGGATTTACTGCATTAAATACTGGGCGATCAGTTGTGTCTTGTGCTCCAATTAAGAATCCCCATTGTGCTGGATTTGCAATATAGTTAGAAGCAAAAAAGCCTGTATTTTTGTAAATGTTTTGTGCAGCTTCAGATGTAAATGCAACAATTCCATCTAGGTCTGCTGTTGTATTTGTTGCGTTTGCAGATGCTTGGATTAAAGCAGCCAATACTGTTTGATCTAAACGCTTCAAATATGCGTATTCAAGTTGCTTTGTAAGCTCTGCATAGAAATTAGGGTCTGAACGCTCTAGCAATTCAACTGATAGTGTGTTCATACCAGCATACTTCGAAACTGTAGCTGTTAAGTATTGAGTTTCCATACCTGTATTTTGTACTGCTCCGCCTTCGGCTTCTACAGTTACTTCTGGTGCTACACCATTTCCGCCACCTACTGAAGTAACCAAAGATGGTACTGAAATAGTCATACCTGAATTTGGAAGAGTGCCTTGTGAGCAAGCATCGATTGCTGGAGTACCAAAACGTGTGTTTGTTACAAACTCGCTTAGGTATTGAACTGGATTAAATGCTGGGTTGGTTGAGAATGAATCATCAGCTGCTGCAATGTATAGCTTAGACTCTTCATTACCTAAAGCAGCCTTAATTTTGTGCTCTGTGTATGCAGCCATAGATGTAATTGGCGTACGTACTGAAGTTTGAATTAGTGGTGCTGTAATTACTGGGCGAGCAGCTTCTACTGTAGGAGTAGCAGCCTCTGCCTTTGCTTCTTGTGGCGTTGTTGCTAAATCTTCCACAGGAGCCTCGCTTTCTGTTGTTTGATTTGTGTCCTCTGCTTCGCTTTCGCTAGCAGCAACTTTAGTTACTTGTGCCGCACTGAATGCTGGTGTTTCTACCAGGCTGACTTCTTTTAGAGTTGCGCTTGTTACATATAAATAATCTTTTTTCTGTACAGACTTGTTTACATCTACGCCTACTGAAAGACCATCGATTAACTGCTCACCAGCAAGGATTAAAGCATCTTGACCTTGCATTGATGCGCTAATTTTGAATGATGCGTAAATGCCATCCTCTGCTTTGTTAAACTTTTGCATACGGCCTATTGGTCGATCTGCTTGGTGCTGCATAAGCATCTTAACCTTGCCTGGATCGCCAATTTCGATTGAGTCTTTAGCAAATACGACCTTACCAACGGAAGTATTTCCCACCTCTTCAAATGGCACGATCTTGCCAGCGATAACTCTGCGCTCTGCATCGGCAGCTTCTACCTGGCTACTGAATGTAAGTATCATTTTCTACTTCTCTTCCGTTAGGTGTCATATTTTCCATTTCTTTAGCATCTTCTACATCAATTAAACCGAGTTGCAACATTTTCTCTATTGCTTCTAGTCGCTTCATTGTGTCAGCACGCAAGAATGATTCTTCGATAGCAAACTTAACGATATGGCCACGTGGTGTTATATCATCCATAGATAGGCGGTCTTCAATAGCGCAAATAAATGGCTGGAGTGAATAGGCAACAAATTCTTTACGGCCATCAATAATGTTTTGATAAGTCATTGAGTTATTCATATCTGCGGATATGTAATATGCAGGTACGTTCATAGCTCTGGCTATTTGGGTGGCCAAATACTGTTGCGCTTCGTTATACATCATATCTTTTGGAGAGAATCCAGTGGTCTCATAAGATAATGTGCTAGTTAAATATGCTGTTGATCTATTTTGTCTGCTTTGCTTCCATTGTGCTAATAATCCTGATACCTGGGCTTCTGGTAAATCTGCGCCAGTGTTTTTAATGTAGCCAGATGGCATTGGAGTTTGTGCAGATACAGCTGCTGCTTTTTCAATATCTAATGCGCTTTGTATTGTGCGTGCTGCAGTAGTTAATACGCCTTGTGTTAATCCTTGAAATGTAATAAGGGAGCCAATACCAGACATAGGTGTCTTAACACCATCAACAAAGTACTCATCAACCTCAGTACCAAATTTATTTGTTGTAAATGTAACTCGATTATTTGCTACCCATTCAAATCGTGATGGTCTTAAATCATCTGCATACAATTCTGTAACACGCCAATATGCAACGCCATAAAATAGAAGACTATCGACAGTCCAGGAAAGTGTGACGGATCTTGGTTGCCGATAGTCTGGCTGTTCTAACCACAGAGGGCTCCCCAGCTCCTCACCATTAGACTTTTTGTAAAGTTTTAATGGCAAGTAGGAAACTACACCAGCAATAAGATTTCTGCAACGGCTAACGGCAGGTACTTGCATCGCATAATTGCGATCTAATCCACCAGGGAAATTACCAACACCAGTTGTAAATGAACCATAGCCATAAGCTGTGTCCATAATGGCAGGGGCGTATTGCGCTTGGACCGCTTCTTTATTTTTGGTTATACCCAAAGCAGACAATAAACCCATATAGGTATGTTATACCATAAATCGGACAATTAGTGCAAGTTAGACAAAGATTTGTGCGGTTTGTTGAGGTTTTGTTAATTGACTAACCACCATAGCAAGTGATATAGCGGCAGTAACATCTCCAGCAGATTTGCGTCTAATAATGCGCCAGCCAGCATCATTTGTTTTAGCTGCGCAATTATTTAGGTGCTGTACCAGCTCTGCTTGGCCTGAATGGACTACACGGCTATTAGCCAAACCATCGGCAAGGTCCGAGCAAGCCTGGTAAAACGCTTGGCCTGATACATCAACCATTCGCCATCCGCTTTGCTCTAATCTTGTGGCAATACTTTGCGTGGCGTACTTGTCATAGCAAATTGTAGTCGGGTGGTATTTTCTCGCCCACTCATTTATATCGCTAGCCATTTTAATCTCATCTATTGCTATATCGCTATACCAAAGCTGTGCCAAGCCAACTGCTATTTTGCCGTCTTTCATTTGGCCCATAACTAAAGCACCAGATCTTCTAGTCGGTGCAACATCAAAGGCCATAATAGTTTGTGGCCCGACAGGTATTTCTAAACTGCTATCGCTGCACTGCTCAATAGATCCATACACCCA